TCCCGCCTAATACCTCAGTCAGAAGAACTTGACGACCATCACCTTGAGTCAAGAATGTGATGAAGTTGCCAGATTCTGCATCAACGGGGGTGAGTGCAAATCTAAGTTGGTCAGATTCCAGACCATTTGATTCACCAGCAATTGCATAATAAGTCTGAGTGCTAGAAAGACTTGTCAGACCGACACTACTGGGTTTGGGGAGTTGACCAACTGTAGTACCAATAGCATCTGCACGGAACTGAATTTCAGCACCAGTTGTAATACCATGAGGGAAGTTAAACTGCAGATAGTTAAGATCAAGGTTTACAACATATGTAAATTCAGACTTAAGTGTGACACTGGGTTGAGAAGAATAACCAGCGCCAGGATTCTTAATGAGAATCTCAGACAAACGATTATTTCTTACTACTGCTTCTGCCTCAGCACCAGTTCCACCACCACCAGAAATGATAACTGCAGGTGGAGAAGTGTAACCAGAACCAGGGTTTGTAATCCGAATCTGCGACAGAATAGAAGTATTAAACAGTTGTAAGTTAATTGGGAAGGAGATCTCAGGACGCAGAGTATAGTCATGAGAGTAACCATAACCAAATTCGTTGTTCTTCAGAGTCTTGATCTTACCAATCTGAGTACCTGTAAGGAATACGGAAGCACCAGAACCTTCGGGTGGAATAACAACCTCAAGTTCAGCACCAGAACCACTAAGAGTAGGACCAAGAATACTTTCGATCGAATTAACATCGATAATACCAAAAGTATATCCTTTACCAGAGTCTGTGAGATCAACTTTAGTTAGACTACCAGAACCAGTAATTTGATCCAATTCGACAGTGATGTTACAAAGACCACCCTCACCATCACCGATGATAGGAACTTGTGTGTATACGCCAGGTGCGTATTCAGTACCACCATTCAGAATACGGATCTTCTCAATCTTACGAGAGGATGCAATATCCGAAATAACGGGAAGTTTTGTATAGAATCCACCAGCAGAAATTAGTTTAATGCTATTGATAGGACCAATTGCTCTAAGCGATGTTGTGGAGTAGTAGGAATTTGGATTATCTTGATCATCAACACCGATTTCGGCATTTGTAAATTCAGGCTCATGCAGCAGTGGGAATCTGAATTCAGTATCACTGATAACGCTAGAGATCTTAAATACTCCATCATAAGGTGTTTTGATAACATCAATGAAAGAATTAGGACCAACAGGAGAATCAGAACCAGTTCTAGAAGGATCAAAGTAATATGTAATATTTGTAACCTCACCACCAACGGTAAACTTCACAACAGGAGTTTCAGTTGTGGATGCAAGACCAGGAGTTCCTTCACGCTCAATAACGTTAAAGGAATATTCCAACTTAAACTGATTATCCTGAGAGAATGACAAATAGTAACCAAAGTTAGAAGGATCACTCATATCAAAGATATACGAGTGATTTCTCACCAAAAGCAACGTTGGGTGCTTAGAAGAAATCTTAATTTGAGAAATAGCTCCTTGTAAAAACTGAGGATCCGAGTCTGCCGAAGCACGCATCTGATAGATGAAATCCCTAGAAGAGAATACTTCCTTAACAAAGAAGGAACCATTAAATTGCTGTGTGGTAAATCCTTCCACAAACAAGATATCTCCAGCAGTAAATCTATGAGGAGAAATTGCAGTACAATAGATCAGATTTGTATTCGATACAGATGAACGAATAAGATCTTTGTTAAGATTTACAGTAACGCGAATGCTCTTAACTGTGGTAAGACCGTTAAATTCTGCAGTCTTGGGATCATCTTCGCTGGGTCCAGCAGTAATGCTTCCACCCAAGGATACAAAATCATTAACGATGAAATCAGATCCACCGTATACTTCCATAATCTCAACGGTATAATCTGCAGCATCATATGGCCTAAATCTTGCATAATCAGAAATGGGATCATATGAAGAGATATACGTCCAAGTTACCTGACCATCAACTGCGGTGCCAGAAGTGTGTACTGGAGGAGTTGTGCCAGAAACGCCACCGACAGTTGCTTGATACTTATTCAGACCAAAATAAACATAAGCATCGAGACTATATGTTTTGTTTGATGTCCACTCCTCTACGATTGGTGTGGGCCATGGGTAGTTGCGAAGATCTAACTCAAAAGCAGGAGTTGTGCTCACATATTGCCACAGAACAGAACCATCAGTTACAATACCAATTTCATGGATAGGGGGAGTGCTGCCAGAAGTTGCTGTGTTTGTAGCAATATAGATTCTTCCATCCCAATAGACTTGATCACCAGTCGTATATGCATATCCAGACTGCCAAGGATCTTGGGGTCTTGTTAAAATAAATGTCTGCTTATCAATTCTATTTTCTTCACCAAGATCATTCTGCAAAAGATCTGTATTATTAAATGTACCAAAGATCTTTCCTACTTTGTAACGATTTCCAATTCCAGGAGCATTTACAGTTCCAGTAGGAACCTCAACAATCGTTCCATATGCCTGAACAACACCTTGGGCGTTGATTTGTTGGATAATACTACCCTTTGTGAAGTATGCATCTTGATTCAGGACAAATTCTTTAACATTATCGATCTTACTATAAGATGCATCTCTAATGTAGAATTTGGGTGTAACTGCAGCAGAGATAATCAGTTTCTTACCAAGAGGGGATGGGACAGTGGATGTCTTAGATCCAAACTGATAGATGCTGTTATTAAAGTTGTAAGTTCCAGGATTAAGTTGGGAAATTACATCAGAGTAGTCAAGAATCTGAAGACCAGAAGAACCTTCATTCCAATTTGTTACAACTGGATTGGAAATGATGTTAATATTAATACCAGAAGTTTCAGTGAATGCCAAAGAAGAAATGCCATTGAGATCTGTAATACCAGTGATGGATTGGCGCTTACTGTGTAGACGATCAAACTTGATCAAATTCAGTTCGGAGTCTGTAGATGCAATTCTATATCTAGTGCTGGGAAGAGTGAATGAACCACCATCAAACACTGCATTTGGATCAACAATCAGATCATCGATATTGCCCAAGAAGCAGTTTCCGAGAGCAGGTGTTGTTGCATCACCACCGATGGTCAAGGTATCAAGACCAACAGATTCAGTTCTGGTTACGTTGCAAACAAGAACACCATCAAAATAAACTTTATACTCATACGAACCAAGAGTAGGAGTATCTTTGACGAGTGCAATGTGATGCCAAGATGCATCTTGCAGTGCTGTCCAGAATGTAGATCCAACTGATTGGATTGTTACACCACCACCACCATTGGGAGTGAGAACCAATGAGATTTTGCCAAAATTGCCAGATGCACTGTTACCATCAATGACTACCTGAAGAAGGTTACCTTCTTCATCGGATGCTGTGATCATCTCCACAGTTGGATTATTGCTTGCATGTGCAGCATTCATCAGTGCCCAGGTGGAAACAGTCCAAGTTTCATCAATAGCAATTTGTGAGAACTTGAGATGGTTAGGTGCAGTAAATTCTGCAGAACCAGTACCAAACTTATAATTTACAGTATCATGAGCAATATTGCCAGGAGCATAAACAGATATTGTTGCCAATTCTTGCTTTGTTGCATCAAGAGTGAGGTCAGCAGTGTCAAATCTATGTACAAAAGTTTGCGTGGGTTTCTGTTTATTTGTGACAATAATAGTGTCACCAGAGTTGTCAACTTTGTGAGTATTTACACTAAATCCAATATTATCTGGTGTTTCTACGTTTGTTTGATGCAGCAAAGTACCATCATACTTAAAGTAGGAAAGGATTGCCTGGCGATTATTGTCTTCATACTTGATGTCTGCAACAATGCTCAAATTACCAAATACATCAACGTTAATGTCGGCATGAGTAATGCTCTCAAAGGTGCCGCTGGGAGCGATAGTCTTTGCAAACTTAAATGTTGGTGCTGAGGTGAAGATACTGTTGAGATTAAATCTGAAGAAGGAAATAGCAAAATTCTTAGTACCATTCCACATATCGCAGATCATAAAGATGTCATTATATTCATCCAGAACGAATCTGGGTCTCCGAACATCTCCACCAGAAACAGCAAGTCTCTTAACATAATCAATCTCAATATTTGCTCCGTCATAAGATATTTGACCAAACAAGATATCGTCATTATCCATGTCGATGCCACTAAACAGCATCTTATTGTCACCAATGTAATACAGTTGGTGCATTTGTTCACCTTCTGTATCTGAAGCGAATTTACGCTTCTCAATTACATCACCTTGGTTGTTGAGTTGCATAATCCAGATATCATCTGGATCTGGTGAGTTAGTGTTAGTCCAACCACAAATATAAACTCTTTGCTCATCATCGAGGTAGATATCACCTGCATAATCTGCACGAGTATTGCCAGAAACACCAGCGATCTCCTTCTGCCAACGCAGAATACCCTCTGGATTATTAGCATTATCAAAACCAGACATATACTTAGCAACCAAGATGTCTGGGTTGTAGTTACTGTTTCCTTGAGGTTCAGTTTCACCCAAAAGATAAATCAGATCATCTTCTTCGCTAACTTCGTCAAGATAAATTGCCTTCCAACGAGCAGTCTTCAGACTTCCCTGAGAAAGAAGAGTTCTATCCCAAACTAAAACACCAAGATCAGTAAATTTAGCAACAAATGCAGCACTATCACCATCTGTTTGGGTCAGCTCACCGCAAACATAGATATGGCGATCGGAAGAGATTGCAGTATCATTGATTACGATCTTAGCAGCATTCTCATAATATTCAGATACCCAATAATATGTTTTTCTATATTGTTGGGGATGTGATACACGAATTTCTGGAGGATTGTCCTCATCATATCCATAACCAGAGTTAATAATTTTAACTTCACCAACTTTACCAGTTGTAGTATCAAGGATCAGATCAAACTGGAGATCTTGACCAGAAGATGTGATAACTTCAGCTGTTGGTGGAATAGACGAGTTATAACCAATACCAGATTGCAGTACAACAATATCCTCGATGCCTGTAACAACAGACATATAGAATCTCTTGTTTGTGTTATCTGTAATTACCTTAGAATTTACGATGATTTCGTCTTGATCGACAAGTTCATGCTCTTCCGTAGTAGTAATTCTTCCATAAGGAATATCATTAATGATTTCTTTGGTATATGCAAGAATTTCTCTACCCTGAACAGAACTAATTTGAGCCGAAGCACCAAAACCACCAGTTCCTGTGTTATCGAAGAACAGGGTATCATTGACCTGATATGATACACCAGGGTTTTCGATCACAAAACCATCAATTTGAGCACTCTCAAACTTTGTTGTGGTATCAACTTGGATATCAACTCTAGATTCGGTGGATACTGTTGGGAAGTAGTCATAAATTTGCAGAGCTGCTTCTTCTGTCAGAACCTGATATTCTGCAATTTCTGAAGGGGAGATGATACCATCATTATCTTCGTCTTGGATCTCAAAGATAATTAGATCGCCTTCTCTTTCAGTGACCAATTCATCAGATGCTTGGTTTGGTTGACGATCGATGTCAATGTCTACATTTTCATAAGGATCTCTAAATCTAGAGACATCCAAAGGAATATTTTCCTGAATTGCACTCTGACTCAGGTTCCAAGTATCAACAACAGAGTTATAGCTTGGACCAATGATATATGGGAATACAGGAAGACCAGCATCAGATTCGTCAATGGTTATGAAGTAAGCATAAATGCCATCAGGAAATTCTGGAGTTTTGCAAAAACGTCCGTTGTAAGGATCCAAATCACCTTTTTGGAATTGATACTCATAATCATTAACAAATGTCCCAGCAGTATATTCGCTCAAAGTAGGACCATCAATACGCGCTGGATTTGGATTGGTATCTGGATCAAAGACAACATTTGCCTTCAGTGAATACGAAGAACGCATTCTCCTAATACCACTGTTCTGGTCTGTTGGATCAATATATCCATATGGACCATAAATGGGGTTACCATCAAACGCCCAACCAAGAATAGGTGAGTGTGAAATATTTGCAGGAAATTCTTGGAACTTTCCAGTCTCGGGATTCAGGAATACATTATCACCAACCACATAACGCAATTCCTTAGGATCGGAAACGTGAGCATACTCACCGCCATACTGGTTATTAAAACCAGTAAAAACATAACCACGAGCAAAATCGTACTTATTTTCCAGATCATACTCAATGTTCTTGTTCCACTGGAATACAGAACTATCAAATGTTGCTAGTTGACCTACTGCTTCTAGACGAACAGTAGTATTACCTTGAGTATATCCAACACCTCTATTTGTAATTTCGACAGAGATTACTTTGCCCTTATCTTCACCTAATGTTCCAATGATCGCTCTCGCTTGAGCGCCAAAACCATCACCATTGATATAAATCGTAGGTGCAGTTGTATAGTCTTGGCCTGAGTTGATAATAGCAATGGAGACAATCCGACCACTAATTACAATTGGTTGTGCAAGAGCGCCAGAACCAGAATTGAGTTTGATTTCTGGTTTAGATGTATACCCTGATCCAACATTTGTGAGTGTAACTGCAGAAATAGATCCACGAACGCTTGCCACTGCGGTAGCACCCTGACCACCACCACCAGTAATAGAGATTGTGGGTTGAGATGTATAACCACTACCAGGATCTTCTACAAGAATTCTAGTAACTTTTCCATTAGTTACAACAGCCTGTGCGGTAGCACCCTGACCACCACCACCAACGATGGAAATAAGAGGTTGTGTTAGATATCCGCTACCTTGATTTGTAACCTCAACATTTGTCAGAGATCCATTGACAGTAACCTCTGCACTAGCTCCTGTTCCACCACCACCAATGATCTGAAGTGCAGGTTTAGAACCAGCATCATATCCATCACCAGAATTGGTGATAGAAATGCCAGTTATAGGTCCAAAAGTTACAAACTCACTAGACTTGTAACTCCATGCAGATACGCCATTTACCCACGTTCCAATAGGAGTATTTGGAGTTACTGCAGTTCTAACTGAAACTGTATTGGTTTTTCTGGGAAGACGAATCAGTTTACGCTGGTTTCCAGGAATGAGAGCAGAACCAGTAAAAGGTCCAATCTTATAGTTTGGAAGACCAGAAGCAGCAACGTAAATATATCTTTCATTAAAGAAAGTATTCTGAATGTTGGAAGTAAAAAGTGATACTACTTCATCAATAGAAGACACATTTGATTTACCTCTATTCAGGTCAACAGAGAGAAGAATATTACCCTGAGGAACGATTGCTGTAGGCGTAGGAATCGAATATGAGAAAGTGAAGTCATTAAGTCTTGCTGTTACCTCAAATGTACCATTATATACAGCAGGGTTTGCACCGTAAATAGTAACGCTATCCTCAACAAGAAGTCCATGAGGGTTTTGGCAAGTGACAGTTGCAGTCTGGTTATTAATACCACCAGGTTCGATGCTGGAAACACGAATCAGTTTCTTAACGTTATAGAGCCACGACTGTAGTCTCTCATCTTCATCGGTAGAACCAAGAGAAGCAACATTCAGTTTATCGCCAGGGAGATAATAAGAACCACTATCTTGCAAAACAGTAGTTCCTGCTTCTGCAATACCAAGGATGCGAAGTTTTACTTGAGTGTCAAGACCTTTGTTGACATAAACAAAGATATCGGACTGAATGGGTGTACCAGGATCCCAATCTTCGACAACCCCATTTCTGGATCGCGTACATTCGATAAATTGGTTTAGAGATTTCTCTTTGTACTGTACAATTTCATCATCATTAATAATGATTGTACCGTTCTTAGCAGGCCATCCAATTGTGGAGTCAACAGTAATAATTTGGTCTGTAGTGCTAAGTGGTTCTACGAGATTAGTTCTATATGGAATCTTAAATTCACCAGTAAGAGTCTCTTCAGAAATAGCAAGTTCGTAGATAATATCTGTACCCTCAACAATCGAGATTACGTTCTCGATAAGAACAGAAGCATCTTTGATATTCTGGTCAACAGGATCTGCAAACTGACGAAGTTGAGAATTTTCCAGGTTTCTTGGATCACCAGAAATTAGTTTTGCACGCAAGATAGTGTCAACTACCCAGGATGCTGCAGATGGTGTGATGAGTTCTTCTCTAGGATAGTAAACATCAATCTCTTCACCAAATAGAATCTTAAACAGATACTGTGTTGCAACTTTTGTTCCCTTAGATCTGTAGAAATCTCTAATTGTCTTAATTACCTGAATAGGATTAACCTGACTATAGTCAATGTTAATCGTAGGCATGTACTGACGACGGAACTTGTCAAAGACCTGACGAATGATCTGTGCGTCAAGATTGTGTACTACAGAACCAGTAATGTGATTGGTTTGTGCAAGTTGAGATTCTTTTGCATATACTTGATTGCGGAATCTATCAAACTCTACAACATCCGAAACTCCTCTAGCACATCCAAGTAGTTCAGATGGTTGATATCCACTACCTGCAGAAAGAATTTGGAAGCCAGTAACTTCACCAAAAACAACATCGCAAGATGCTTGAGCAGCAAGAGGTTCTGCAATGTAAACTTTGGGGGGTTCAGTGTCAGAATAACCACTACCAAAGGAGATGATATTGATATCAGTAATTTCTCCATTAAAGATAGTTGCAACTGCTTGAGCACCAGTTCCACCAATGGGTTCGCCATTCAGACCCTTTCTGTCATCAACAATATAAACAGAAGGTGCATCTGTGTAACCTTTACCACCCGTAAGAAGATTGATATTGGTTACACTGCCATTTGCTACAGTAACATCAAGAACCTGAGCGCCAACAGGTTGGACAACTCTTGCTCTAGGTGCCGTTGTATAACCTCTACCACGATTTACAATAGTTACAGTAACTAGCTGACCATCAGGAGACACATTGCATTCAGCAATTGCATTAATTCCTCCAACAGGAGCAGGGTCAATATAAATTTCAGGAGGATTACTATATCCAAAACCACCATTAACTACTTCGATACTGCCTGGGACGAGTCTTCCCTCTTCATCGAGCTCGGGATCGGTAACGGAAGCACCACCAGGATTAATAAAGGTAATAGCAGGAATGAAGTCATATCCAGAACCAGAATTGTCAATCTGAATAGAAGAAACTTGTCCAGTTACATCATTAACTTCGATAGACGCAACAGATGGAGATCCACTGATCAAATCAGATGGTTCTGTAATCTTAACAATAGGTGGATTATATGAACTATATCCCTGACCACCATTAATCAGTTTAATGTCTTTAATACCGTTTACGAGGGTTCTGGCAGAAGCACCAGTCCCCTCGGGATTATTGCTAACGATAGAAACTTTAGGTGCAAAATTCAGTTCATAACCAGCACCACCATTTTTCACAATGATTGAGTCAATACGACCACCGTCGCCAACACGAGTCACTGCAGAAGCGCCATTACCAACGGAGGGTGCTACATATTCGATAGAACGAATATGGAATACATCTTGCTGAGTAAGATTGACGAAGAACTTAATTCTGGTATTATTATCCGTCAGTACATAATCAATATAAGGACGTTGGAATACACCATTCCTATTGATAATTAGACCAATTTCCGAAATAGGAGAATAGGATACACCAAGATACTCAATAGGCATCGAATCCAGACCACTGAGCTCAGTTGGTGATGGGAATTCCAGATCCTTAATCACAGAATCTGCGAAACCAACATAGTAGACAATCTGGGTGAAATCAACTACATCGTTGCCAGATCTTGATCTAGGTGCAGTTTGGAAAATGATATCACTACCACTAATGTCATAATCGACATAAGGAATCAGCATCTCACCGTAGACAACGACTACAAGGTGTTCTGCAGATACGGGAGATACGGGGGTTCCGAGAAACTTCAGGGGGAAAGTAGTCTTTACATCATCAAACTGTGTAAGGGGACTCTCAAGTTCCTGTCTCTTTTTGTTAAACTCAAGAAGCGAAATGCCAGGTGTGAGGATAGCGTCAGGACCACGAGCAATTCGCTCATAGTAAATGACCTCATTATCAATCATCACCGACCCATTGTTGGGAAGGAAACCAGAAATCGCTTCCACCTCAATAGATGTTTGAGTAGGATCAACATCTTTGATGAGAACTGTAGATGATGCTAGAATTCTAGAATCATATGCGTCCAAATCAAGATACTGGAGAAGATTGTTGAGAACATCAACTGGGCGACCCGTCTTCTCTTGAGAGCGATAATACTCAACAAGAAAATTTACAAGCTGCTGGTCTTCGCTGCGGATAAAGCCAGGAACTTGGGTCTCGACTCTATCGGATATCTTTACGGAATTTGCAAACATCTATCTTAGAAGCAGGACTCGATTTCTGGATACTCGAAAGCATCAATTGGATAATCAATGATATTTATTGCGCTTCCACCATAGTTCCATCCGTTAAAGTTATTAGGATCAAAGTTGTTAATAACGCTAGCGTTAGTGACAAAATCAATGGGAAACACTTCAGGGTTAAAGATTGTGGGGTCAACGCCAGGGGGAATGGAAATAGAATCTGTAGCAGGCATAGCAACCACAGGAATTCGTGCTGTCCCATCTGATGTATCTGCAACATCTAGAGGACCAACACAAACAATACCTCTAGCATAATCAACAGTACCAACGTTAGCGTTGAGAATTACTTCTTTCTCGTTTCTATTTGTGACTAAAAGAAGATTTCCAGTACCATCGTCACGAATATTAACTGGTACAAGAACCTCAGTGGTTCTATCACCAGTTGCATAAATGAGTTCATCCAAAGTTCCTGGACCAACGTCAATCATGCTAGATCCACCAGAAACTAGATCTGCAAGAGTCTCTGTAAATCCAGTAGCATAAAACTTTCCAGACTTAATAGAAGAGAACTTGGGAGAACATCCATCTCCATATCCACCGCCAACATTACCAGAATCAGGACCACCAAGACTGCTTGGATCTTGGATTGGATTTCCAAAGTCAAGACACTGTGTAAAAATGTTCCCAAAAGAAAATTCATCGAGATTTTGTCCGATAGTCATCATTGTGGTAGTACCAGAGATTGCATTATCGGATGCATCAATCATTGCATTAAAACGAGACATCTCCAAACGTTGATTAAATCTCAATTCTCTATTTTGAGAATTATACAGGTCAACAGATTTAAGAATTTCAGTTTGTAGTTGATTTGTCGATCTAGAAGTTTCGTTACCGTTGTAAAACGAATAAACTTTAGGAGACAAATAGTAAATACGAGGATCGACAACAACTGGTTCGATCGATGCCATCGAATATTTCAGAAGTTGGTTCTGAATACGTTTTTTGGTGGTGGTGTTTAAGTTAACGCCAGACTTAGATCTAACAGAAACAAAAACCTTGCCGTAAACTGGAGGATTCAGAGTTTCTCCACCATATGCAGTAACTGAAGCTGCTTGAGGATATATCTCAGACACAATATAAGCATAATCTGCAGCAGTAACAGCACGATTTTGTGTCGAAAATGCTCTAGGAGCACGGAATTTGATACTCAGAGCACTTTCTCTGTCTTCACCATCTTCAGATGTGTTAATTGTGGCCAAAGACATTGATGCTGGAGCAATAGGACGCCCAAAGGAATCGACTGCTTGACCAATAAATGCAAATTTTGTGCATCCATTAGCTTCTGCACCTGAAGTTCTCACATATTGGAGAGTGATGAACTCGTTATCAATTAATTTGCGTCCCAAAACGCCATCACCGAAGATAACCTTGTAGCGAATGTCCTCCGTTTCTTCCAAAAAGTAAACACGAGAGGTAGAATTCAGATCTACGACGTTTTTGGAAATAGAATACTCGTCAGTTTCTACAGATTGCTCAGATGGCTTAACAAAAACCCTCAGAAGTTCAGTATCTACATTTTCTGCAGGAATAACAAAGTTCTGTTTGACGGTATCATCAACAGTGTAATTAAATCTAAGAAG